CTCAGTCCGCTTTTGGTGATCTTGCACTCGACCGTGAACGTAGCAACGCCGTCAACTCCGAACGTCTCAGAGATGCCGGTCACGACAGCGGGAAACGACCAGCCGCCAGACCCGCCGCTCACCGTGATCTCGGTGCCGTTGACAAGCTGCTCGTCCGTCACGTCGGCGTTGTCATTCATCTCAATCGACGCCGTGATGTCGTAGCCGACCGAATAGACGGCATTGACGCGGGAGCCAAACTCCTCCACGTCGATCGTCTTGGCAGACTCCGAGATCGTGACGTTGCGGGCGCTGGCAATGTTCCCGCCGACCGAGATCGAGCAGTTGCGTCCCAGCGTAATCGCCACGGGTCAGGTTCCGCCCTTGACCGTGATGGTGTACGTCACTGCGCCGTCGATGCCGATGTTCTCGGTCACGCTGGTCACGGTGGCACCAAAATCGGCGTTTGCGTCCAACAGGTCCGTCATCGCTGTGCCTGGGTCGTGGCACTCAATTTCATACGTCACGTTCTTAAAACCGGCTTTGCTGACCTTGTAGCCGCCCGTCGTGTTGGAGCGGTTGGAAATGTCGACCGCCTCCGTCTCAACGGTTTTGGTGACGCTGATGATGTTGGAACCAAACGGGGCCGAAAGCGTTCCGCTGCGGCCGAGCGTAATTGCCATTTGTGTGATGCTCCTATAGTCAGGCTGATGGTGCGCGAGTGCCGGAAACTGTGTAGGTGACGATGCCGTCGATCGGCTCGGATTGGGCAACGCTGGTCACGATGTAGTTGGCGTTTCCGGTCGTTGTGCCGCCGATCGTGATGGTGTCGCCAGACGCACACCCAGGGGCGTCTACGCATTCAATCTCAACGGTTTGCTCTGCCAAACCTTTTGAAAACTTGCGGTGCGTTGCGCCGTTAAGTGACGTAACGTCGATTTCGCTGGCTGAAGACGTGACGGTGCAACTGCGGGCGTTACTGATTCCAGTGAGCGTCACATCCTTGCCGAGGAGAATAGTCGTGCCGGGCATTTCTGCCTCCTGTGTGTGCGTAGTCGCCGGTGCGATGGCGATACGCTCAAATTAGGACGGCCTTGGGAACGGTCGCAGGGGGTATGGGGTCAGCCAGCGCGCCGCAGCATATTGCGGAATTTCTCGTTGGCTTTGGCGGCAGCCTTTTGGACGCCTGCCGCTCCCTGCATAAACGGGCGGGCCGGATAGCGGGCCATCTTGGTGATGGTCGTGCGTTCCCAGTTTCGGGAGTTTCGCATCCGTTTGTTTGACCAAACCAGCAAGCCGTAATCCAACTGATTCCGCTGCGGCCCCAGGCTGACGCCTTTTGTGAATCGCCCTTTGTTGTCTCGGCCAGCACCACTTTTCCCGGCAGACCGTCTGAGGTAGGCGTTGCGCGCGGCACCCACGCCAAGCCGAAAGGCCGTGAGTTGCAGCGTGCCGCCGAACTCGTGCAGGCGGTTAAGCCACGCCGCCTTTGCTGGACCGATGACCGCCGTCCGAGACGACGGGTTGTAGTACCAGAAGATGTCGTTGTAGACGAACCGCCTTGGAGCCCATGACTTGATCGGTTTGCCAGCAGATCGCGGTTTTCCGCTGTCCAGCATCGTGATGTCTTTGTAGAGCCCGCCGACAAACTCCACGATCGCTCCCGCCCGCACAGACCTCATCCCAGCCTTAGTCTGCTTTGGGGCGGCGTTGCCGATCCCCTTCTTGGAAGCCTGCTGAACGTCACGACCGGCGAGCGAGAGCGAACGCCTGGTCATGTCGTCCATCATTCGCCGCATCTTTGGGCGGTCAAAGAAATTGCCTTTGACGCTGATCTGGAGCCGCAGCTTCGCCTGCGTCGATTCCGCCATCACTCGGCGATTTCCGCCGATCTGACCTGGGCGGATGAACGCTCGGCTTGCGCGGGCGATGCTCATGCGTCGTTTGTGACCGTGCGGTAGGTCGCCGTGATGACAGCGCGCCAAGCGTTGCGGTCGTTCAGCGCGTCGTCGGGGTTGATCTCAATCGTCACCGTTTGCGGGCTTGTGACGCCAGCGGGCCACGTCGAGACGTTGGTGTAGGTGTGCTGCCGGATCGCCACCTTGATGGCATCCGAGAGGTTAAGCATCCCCGTGACATCGGCGTCGCTTGTGACGTGCCGCCCGACGAACACGTTGACCGTATGGTCAATCTGCCAAGCACGCCTGCCGATACGCTCGTCCTCGGTCCCGCCTGGCGTAACGTAGACGACCGGATCTTGCATATGCTCCAGATCGGTCTGAATCCAATTTTTTCGCTCAATCGTGATGGGCGTGATCGCCCACGTCACGGTGTTCAAGCTGGCCGCTAGAGCATCAGCGATAGCGTTGAGTGTGGAAGCCATTGGCCTGCCTGCAACCGTTGATCAATTCACTAGCAGGATGACACGAAACCGGCGTCAGGCAGAGGGGGTGAGGTCAACCAGACGGGATCGGCCAAGCTCCGCGTCAGTCAACCGCGTCCATCGTCACCGTCACGTTGCCGTTGCAAACAGAGAGCGTGGCATCCTGCTCCGCGAGGCGGCGGATGGCGAGACGCAGCATCGAAATCTGTAGGGCAGCCTCTGCCATTAGCAGGGCAGCGGATTCCGGCTCATCGCGGAGGTCTTCTGGATCATCCCGCCACTTGGTCAGCCGCTCAACGATGTCGGCCATATTGGAAACACTACGCTTTTCGTTGACTTTCAAATACGCTTGGCCACCCAACAGGAACCCGCTCCCGTTTGGTCGCGCTAGTCTGGCATTCCATTTTCCAGAACGTCAATCAATCTGCGGCCGCACGATAGACGCCTCGTATGTCGCCGCGTCGATCTCCTCCACGACGCCAGCCGCGATCCATTGCGGCAGGAGCGTGTCGGCCGGGGCATACCCAACGAACTCGTCATTGACCGCCAGCAACACACGACCCTCGGCGTCATGCGGTGCCGTCGCGGCAGGCTCCACGCACGTCACCGTCACGGCGTTCGGATGCCCCCAAGCGGCGTCAAGCGTGGCACGGGCCTGCTCGTAGGATTCATCGTTGGAAATGCGAAAGAATCTCACTGGCGGCTTATCCCCCACTTGGCGATTAGGTAGGACTCAATCGACAGGACTTCGGCCGTCGTGAGCGTCCTCGAATAAACCAACACCTCGGCAACGTAGTCTGTCCAGTACCGCGACTGCGTTGGGTCTTCGCCAACCGTGAGGTAGCGGTTTGACGCGCCGCCGGTTCCTGCGGTCAGCGTAGCAGGGTAGTTGGACGAACTGCCGCTGACCCTGCGATCCGTGCCGGTCGCGGAGATGACAGCAGAAAACAACTGAAAAACGCCAGTTGCCACAACAGACCCGGCGGTGTTGTTGTATCCCGCCCCTCGCCATTGGTGCGTGAGTGAGAGCCTGCCTGTGCCTACTCCGGCGTCGTTGTATAAACAGATTCCCCATGCCGACGAGCCATCGGAATTGCGAGCCATCAGCGGGGTTTTGAAATTCGCTGTCGATGTTGTCCACGACGACGACGGTCGTGCCACGCAAAACAGCGTGGCGTATCCCGTGATCACGCTAGACGCGAGGCCGCTGATGAGCGAATCGTTTACGCCGTCGAACGTGATGACGTTCCGCCCGTTCACCTTGTCGGTATACGTCGGCCGATTGTTCCCCGTGCCTTGCGTGGCGTGGCGGTTGTTGCCGCTCAAGTCGTTCCACTGACTTACTGCGCTGCTCGTCAGCGTCACGCTGCTGGAGTCAGACGCATCAAGCCACAACTCGCAGTTGGCAACCGTGAGCGGCGAGAACGCCGCAAGCGTTTGCAACGTGGCCCGCGATGCCGAAGGCTTCTTGATGCTCATGTGATTTCGGAACCAAAGAGCGAAAAGGCCAGATTGGCGTTTCCGGCATAGACGCTCACGACATCAGTCGCGGCAAGCGACAGGCCCAGAGTCAGCAGCACGGAGTCGTTCGCGGCGATCTGAACGTCGTAGGCGAGATATTGCGACGTGGCGATGGACGCGCCCGCAGGCCGCACCGCAACGCGGTAAGTCGTCTGACTGCTGCCGGTGTTGCAGATCGACAACGTGGAGCAAACCGCAGACGTTGACGCCGGAACCGTGTAGAGCGTGGTCAGCGTAGTTGCGGACGGGTTGCTTTGTCCGAGAACTTTGTAGGCGTTTGGCATTGGTTACATCCCGGCGAGGAGGAATGGGTGAAACGATTCTCCGCTGACGGTCGCCCAGGTCTGATCGCCGCGAAGATAAGTCGTGCTGTTTGCCGTGCCGCTGCCGAGCCTCGCCGTCGCTACGGTGCCGCTGGTGATGTCGCTCGCCGCGTGCGCGTGCGACGATGCCGCCGCACCGATGTCGCTGGCCGTGAGAGCGTCCGAGCCTCCGGTAGCGTGGCTGGTTTTGTGCGCAGAGGGTGCAAACGTGGACGGCGTTCCCGTGAGCGACGAATAGGCCACGCTGGACTGCGTGGCGAGCGAACCAAGGCCGCTCACCTGCGAACTGCTGATCGTCGCCGCCGTGGTCAGCACGCCGCTCGTCGTTGTTACGACGATCTGCCCGCTGG